CTATTCTCATACCTCTAAATAATTGGGTAATATATGGTAAGCAAGGAGTTTACATACTAAATCAGGTCATGACAGGACATGATCTTGTACGGAGAGGCGTCAGCCACCGTATACAGAGAGAAATACCAGTTGACTTTTTGAATAAGATTCAGAAGGTCGGGTACAAGTTAAACCCATTCATAGTGGATGTTGCGAAGCAGCTTGAAGCTAGAAGAATTGGTATAGGAAAATTCCTTCCTGTAATGGATTACGATCTACCACCTAAACCAGTAGATATAGCAGACAACGAAGAAGCTAGAAAGAAGTATCGCCGTGAAGCTGCTGAAGTAATGAATAAGAGAGCGCAAGAAGTCAGGCGAAGTTGTAGAACTAGAATGACTATGAAGGCGGTAGATAGGTTTAGAGATAGAGATAGGTTTTATATACCGTGGTCTTTTGATTACCGTGGGAGGGCATACCCTATCCCAGCTTTCTTAACTCCACAAGATACTGACTTTGGTAAGAGTTTAATTACTTTTGCTGATGAATCACCCGTCACTCATGATGCAAACAAATGGCTTGCGTTTCAGGTTGCAACTACTTATGGTCTGGATAAAGATACATGGGAAGTCCGTCAAAACTGGGTTAAAGCAAACCATCCGCTCATTACAAGGATCGCTAAGTTCCCGATAGAATCACTATCTGAATGGGAAGTAGCTGATGAGCCATGGCAATTCCTTGCCGCATGTGAGGAATACTATTCATGTGTCATAAAACAAAATCGTAAGACTACGAGATTATGTGTGGCTACAGATGCTACATGTAGTGGCCTCCAAATATTGGCAGGATTGGCACGTGATAAGAGTACAGCTAAACTTGTTAATGTAATACCATCTGATACACCACAAGATGCATACAAGGTTGTAGCTGAACATTCTAAACCACATATACCTGAATACTTACATAATATATGGAGTAGGAAGTCTGTTAAAAGAGTGGTCATGACTATACCTTACAATGCTAAACCTTTCTCTAATCGTTCCTACATCAGGGATGCATTGAAAGAAGATGGTATTGATATAAGTAAAGAAGATCTCACAATCGTTGTCGCTGCGGTGCGTCAAGCTATGAATGACATAGTTCCTGGTCCAATGGCAGTTATGAAATGGATTGAATCTGAGGTAGCTAATGCTATTAAGAATGGGGCTACATTTCTTAGATGGACAACACCATCAGGATTTGAAGTTACCCAACGCTTAATGAAGAAGAAGGTAGAGATTATAGACCTTAAGTTATTAGGTCGCTGCCGTCTTAAGGTAGCCACTGAAGATGGAGATCAAATAGATAGAAATAGACATAAGGCAGCTACTGCCCCCAATCTAATACATTCACTCGATGCTAGCTTGCTACATCTGAGTGTTAAACGGTTTGATGCACCTATAGCATTGATTCATGACAGTGTATTAAGTCGTGCTACAGATATGTCATTACTTGCTACAATAGTAAGGGAAACATACATGCACTTATTCGCTGAGAATGATTACTTAACGACCTTTGCTACTGCAATAGGCGCAAAGGATGACCCACCGATTATTGATGACCTTGAACCGGCATCAGTAATTGACTCAACTTATTTTTTCTGTTAATGTATCCATCATTATTTAATAGTTTCTTTGCTCCTCCTACTATACTTGTAGTCTCAGAAGAGAGGCTCAAGCAAGCTGAGAAGGAACAAAAGAAAAGGCAATTAGAACAAGTCGATGAACGACTAACACAATTAAGAGAATACCGTCAAGAACTAGCTAAAGAACTTGATGAATTAGATCAACCACAATCGCTTGAGGAGGCACTCACTGGTGAGTAGAACTATCCACAAGACTGATCAACCTGTAACACTTGAGGGATTTCAAGCTATACTATCACCTAGTAAGTTTGGTTATTCGCTCTCGGCTGTGGTCAATGAAGAACTTGTTGACAAGCTAGAAACAGAGAGGACAGATGTTCTTAAATGGGCAGAGTCTAAGCTCAAGAACCCTAAGAGATCTACACTAAGGCCAGAGCCTTGGGAAGAGGTATCAAAGGGTAAATATAAATTAAAGTTCTCATGGAATGAAGAGAACAGGCCACCTGTGGTAGACACAGAAGGTACACAAGTAACTGACACAAAGACCCCATTATATGCAGGATCTACTGTTAAGCTGGGTTTCTATCAAAAACCTTACATTCTACGGGATGGGGTTACCTACGGTAGTAGCCTTAAGTTGGTTGGTGTTCAAGTGGTCTCAGTAAAAGGTGATGCTGGTGTAGATACTGGTGACTTAGATGCTAATGCAGTAGCTGAGTTGTTTGGTAAATCATCAGGATTCAAAACTGCTGATCCGAATGTAACACCTACATCCACTACAGATGAAGAAGACGACTTCTGAAACCTCCCTTGAATGGGCGCAGAAAGCTTTTGATAAATTAAAGAAAAGTAAAGATATTAAGTTTAGATCTAAGCTTGAAGAAAACGTAGCCACTTTACTTAGTGAACTTGGAGTATCATATGAATACGAATCTTGTAAGGTTCCTTATACCATTCAGCATAATTACTGCCCTGATTTTGTACTCCCAAACCATATCTACTTGGAAACAAAAGGATATTGGGACGCAGCAGATCGCAGAAAAATCCTTGCTGTTAAGAAGGACAATCCCTATATAGATTTACGGATGGTATTTCAATCACCATTCAATACAATATCAAAGAAAAGCAAAACAACATATGCTAAATGGTGCGAGAAGCACGATATACCTTGGACCTCTTACCATAATATACCACTCGATTGGTTAATCTAATGACCGAGAACGAGTTCGTAAGGCATATACCTTGCGATAACTGTGGCTCATCAGATGGGAATTCTCTCTACTCTGATGGCCACACCTTTTGCTTTGTTTGTAATAATAGAGTAGGAGGTGCTGACGAAATTACTCACAATCGAATGTCGAAAGATGTCACCCTTAAAGGATCAGCCGAACGGCTGCAAAAACGAAACCTCTCTGAAAAAACTAACCAATTCTTTAGGATATACAGAGACGGAGACACTCTACGCTTCCCATATTTTACAAGCGATGGAGTTCTTAAAGGCGTCAAGATAAAAAATAAGAGGAAAATATTTAAATATGAAGGGGATTCTACTGATACTCTGTTTGGGCAGCATTTATTTCCTAGTAGTGGCAAACGCATCGTTGTTTCTGAAGGGGAACTAGATGCTGCCAGTTGTTACGAAGCTATGCCCGGATGGCCGATGGTATCAATACCGCATGGAGCCACTTCCGCAAAGAAGGACATCCA